GTCTACACCAGTTTTGAGGCGCCATTGAGCTAAGGATGCTCTCCTCTATTTTCCTAGATATCCCACAAAGGAGATTCTAGTTAGTAGTTGGTCACTTCTTTAGGCAGTGGTGTCAAGCACCGCCCATCGGCCTTTATTTATGAGAAACAGACTCACTCTGTTCCGGACCCTCTTTGAGGGGCTGCGGTTTCGCCAGTGAACGTATCCACTCGAAATGCTGTAGCATATTCGTTACCCTTAAACGGTAAGGATCTACTTCCGCCCGTACAGTTGCCCTGGTTGAGGGCAACGGGACCAGCCCCACTTTGTCCACAACTTTCCATAGTTGCTGGACAACAGCGGAGACTTGCACCAAGCTAAGCTTGATGTTGAGTCCCTGTAAGTGAGCTGCACTCTTTCGCGCCAATCCTAGGGATCGTTCTGCCTCGACTATGGCCTTGTTGGTCTTAGCATCAGTCAACCGAGTGACCGGGTCCTCGACTTTCTCAGTGAAGAACAAGTCTTCCTGATAATCCTCGAGAACGGTTTCGGCGGGCTTCAGCAACACCGTATCGACAGCCGTCATATACGGTGTTACCCAAACAAGCGTATCAGGGTTTAAACCCCTGCTAGAGGCTGTCCGGGATAAGACCCACTCGGTCCACGTCTTGAAGGCAAAACGGGAACCTAAGTATGGGTGCGTCAAGGATACCGCAAGTGCCCGTACCCGTCGGGGTAGCAATTCCCAACGTGTATCGGATACTTTTGCGCAGACCTTGAACCCAGCACCAAGAGACCTAACTGCATTGGAGAACGTTCCTCTAGTCACCTGACTAATTAAAGCGCAGGCAACCCCTGAAGAGCTTTGGGCAGCAGCCCAGAACTTTAGAGGTAGTCCGCTAATATCCTCTCCTTGGTAGAAGAGTTTCTTAGCGAACTCCAGAGTACGGCCTTTCGAGACCAGACTCTTGTTCAATCCGATCTCGACTCCGAGGAGCCGACACAGTGCACGGTATTTCTTGGCCACGCGGGAGTCAGCGATGACAATGTCGTCGCCTAATACCGCGTACAGGGTAAACCAACCCTTAATACCCGCGCGGGACGCGGAAAACTGCACCATAAGGTGGTGTGTCAGAGCGAGCATAGCCCAAGAGCTATACCCTCCCATAGGTTGCCCAACCGCATAGCGGAGTGCACGGGTAGCTAACCCACGTTCGCCCTGGACTCTTTTGGAGACCCAGTAAGGACGTCCTACGAGGAGCTCTCGCCAGCACTTGGCGAAAGAGTCCCCAAACACTTGAGCCAATAGGAGTTCCTGTATTGCTACAGGAAGTCTGTCGGTAGCAGCACTAAGATCATACGAGTAAATCGTAGTATCATTGCTTACCTTCCGCAGGAGGGACTTAACCGGCTGAAGCTGGTCGAAGGTTCCGTCCTGTGGAATACTCCGTAATAGGTCGAAGACCCAATCATGGAGTGGCTTAAGTGCCCATTGGCTCCACACGTCTAGTAGTGCGACCACCCTTACCTTACCAGCTGCTTCCTCGAGCAGGGCTAAACGTCCAGAGGCGTTCTTCCCTGTAGGGTGAGCATTAGGCCTAACAGCACTGCTGTCAGTGACACCTCTAAGTCGGTTCGACTTAGGATCATGAACGACGGTTAGTCGTTCAGCCCGATGCATCGCCTTTACAGACGGCCAGAATTCCGCCGTCTCGAGTAGGAGTGTCCAGAAGGATTTGGTTGTACCATATCCCCCTGGAACCTCTTTGAGATAATTCTCTAGGAGGTTAGCCGGGGTTTTAGCCCACTCCCCATGTGCCCAGCAGTAAGCTGCGTGGAAACGATGGGCGAAGCCGGTAGGTTGAGCTATTACACTCTGTGGAGCAGTTTTACTTAAGAGCTTCCACTGATACTGGGTTTTAACCATATCAGGGTCCTCGAGTTTGTCACTCGAGGCTTTGGAGATAACGAATGGCTCCGGCCGACTCAGGACAGAAGTCCCGATATCGACCAGTTCAATTTCTTCGAACTTCCCGAGCTCAACCAAGAAAGAGTTACGTATAAAGCCCTTTACTTCCGCAAGGAAGCTAGGGGACAGTACACGCCCTGGGTCTAGTATAGTACTAAACTTAGGTGCACCCTTGCAAGGAAGAATTCGGTACAATCCGAAGAAAGTTAGCCATAGCTGGATTGTCGCCGTGTTTCCACGGAGGATCTCTCTACGTGCGAACGCAGGGATGATTCTCGGAAGACCATTCCGCGACCGGGCTACTGCCACCTTTCCTATCTCACGAGAGGAATGTGACAGGAACCCTCCAGGCAATGCTTGCATTAACGCAGTATTGCATACCTTCAAATAAAGCACTAAGCCCTTCCGGCCTTGCCGCGAACCAATGTTTACACATTGACGTGCGAATACGCTAAGTTGGATAATTCTTGACCTAGTAAGTGACCCTGACACCAGCCGAACCCAGGATAAACCTGG